ACTCGGCGTGACCCCGAGGCCGAGGTTGCCGGAGGAGTCAATCAACAGCGTGTTTGTGCCGCCGGACTGAAATTGAATTCCGCGACCAGTTGCACCTTCCGCAGAGTTAATTACAGTCGTCGCGTTTTCCGTGACGGTAATCCCGAAATCAGTACCGCCAGTAGTATTTCCTATGCGGAATTGTTTAGTTGCAGAAGTTCCAACAATATCTAACTTCGCCGCCGGACTCGTCGTGCCGATGCCGAGGCCGGTAGAGGTGAGCCGCATGCCTTCGGCGTTGTTTTGCAGGAAAATCGTTGAGTGGTTTGTCGTTGTGCCAAAACGAATTGCAGTGTTTGCATCGTCATAGCCAAGCGTTCCAGCAACCGCACCGCCAACACGCTGGAAGTTTATAAATGCAACAGTTCCAGACCCCGCATAAGTTCCAGTCAAAGACAGCGCAGTTCCGCCAGTTACGCCATTTGCAACGCCAAGCGTAGTCGCATCCCAAGTCAGCGCACTCCCACTCGTCGCCACCTTGCTGCCGTTCAGATACAACACGCCGTTGGCGGTGCCGCCGTTTAAGGTCACGGTGCTAGAGGTGGTGAGCGTGGTGAACGTACCCGCTGCTGCCGTAGAGCCGCCGATCGGCGTGCCGTCGATCGCGCCAGAGTCGATGTCTACCTTTGTGATATTGACTTCGCCTGTGCCGTTTGGCGTAAGGTCGATATTGCCGTTTGTATCAGTTGAAGTGATCGCGTTGCCAGATACATTGATGTTATCTACGGCAAGTTCGGTGCTGACCGTGACCTTGCCCGTTGAGTCAGCAATCGTCAGGGCGGCAGTGCCGTCCTTTGCCTTGATGTTGGTAACTTCAAGGTTGGTCAGATCTAGCGTGGTCGCATTCAACGTACCGGTTGTAATCTTGGTATTGGTAAAGCTATCGAGAACTCGAACAACTGCACCGTTAGTTCCGCCAGCGCCATCGGAGTAAATGATTGCGCTTTCCCCGTTAGGAACCGTTACGGTGCCGCCTGCGCTACCCTGCTTGAAGGTAAGAGACTGCCCACCGGTCGTGGCGTTAATGACTACCCAGGTCTTCTGAAGCGTATTAGGCGCAAACGTGCAAACTCGGGTAGCCGTGAGGGTCGTTGAGGTAAATTTAATAACCGCATGACGGGCATCGCTTGATGTGCCATCGGATACCGTTAGAGTGAAATCTGCGTCACTTGAAATGTTGTACGTGACCGCACCGGCAATGGCTTCGTCCAGAACATCCGAAAAGTTGGTGTTCGTGCTGGTACCCCAGGTGCCGCTTTCGTCACCCGTCGTAATCAGTTTAATGCCGATATTGCTATAAGTTGACATTCAATTACCCCTACGCAGCAATTTGCGTCCAATTAGGTGACTGGGCAGTTGAGATATTACCCCAAGCTGCCGTCTGTGAAGTGCCGATATTTTGCCAGTTCGGATTCTGTGTGGTGTCAACCAATCCCCATATGAGATATGGCCCCACGAACCCTTGAGCTTGAACCCCTGTTACAGATACCACCGCCTTGGCGATAACGGTTTCATTACCCAGGGCAGTGGTTCCAAGAACCCCAGTAACAGATAGAATCTGATCAGTAATAAAACTGACTGTTCCGAGGGAAACAGTTCCCGTAACGGATGTAACAGGGACAATTGCCGCAGCATCTACCGCAACTGTTCCGGTTTGACCTGTCGCGCTAACACCTGAAACAAGAACAACTGATTTAGCATCGACAGTAACTGTTCCGGTAAACCCGGTGGCTTCAACCCCGGTAAGCGAAACATTAGCTGCTGCATTAATGACAACAGTTCCAGTTTCCCCGGTCGCAAATACCCCAGTTGGGTATACATTGGCATTACCAATGACAAATTCTTCGCCTACCGAAGCAAGGACTGCCTCGCCTGTAACGCCTGTAACGGCGGTTGCATTAACACCGACAGTGCCAACGCCGCCTGTAGCCTGAATATTGGAGCCGCTTCCAACGCCCCAACCCTGTTCACCCCAGCCTACGCCAGAGGCACCCCAGCCTGTAAATCCAACATTAGCGTCGGCCACGGACGCTACTCAATTAAGCGATTCGGATGATCGCGTCGGAAGCCGTCGCAGCCGGGAACTGAATCGTGAAGTCTCCAGCGGTCGAAGTTTTATCTCCGCCGAACGCCAATACCGCCACCGCCTTATTGCTTTGGGTGCTGTTATAGATCAATGCACCATTGGCAGTAATCGTGGCAGTACTCCAGGTCGTATCGGCAAAGTCTAGGAATGCCGTAGTGCCACTAGAGGTCGGAACCTGGGATACGCTCAGCGTATTACCACCTGCAGAATATCCCGTCCCAGAAACTTCATTCGTTACAGAGTACGCCGTCGTTGACGCATCTAGGGATGCGGATGAGGTATATAGTGCAATCTTGAATGTGTCAGCGGTCGTTGAACCTCGAGTAACCGAAGTTCCGAATGCATGAATGCCGTTGAGAATCTCGACCTTAAAGCTGGTCGCCATTGCTTGAGAAATCGCCATTAAAGTTCTCCTATGATCTTTGCTAAATCACTATGCCCTTGCATGGTGAGCTTCGCACAGATCGTGGTTCGCTCGGATCTTTGGGCCTCACGCAAGTACTTAATCAATACCATCCTGATATTGTCTTTGTAGACTTTTGCCTGCTCGATGATGGCAGGATGGCTTTCTTCTCCAACATAAATAATCTTATCCAAGGCTCTCTCAGCAATCTCTTCTGGAGTAAAGCCTCGGTTCTGGGTTGTGAATACGTTTACTGGACCGATATTCATACCGCCACTAAATCCACTCATCCGACAGGTATCCTTACTTGACCACTACGATAAGCATCTTGACGCTCAAGGCCATCGCCCAGTCTCTTGGCAAGCAAGATGGCTTCTTTGTACTTGTTCTCATATTGGGTCATCAGATCTGGATCGCCCTTAAGATAGGTATAGGCTTCAACCAGTGAGCCGTACAAAAGAACGCTATCGAAGTTATCCCCAAGCCAACTCGTTCCATTATCAACAATCGAAGCAGGGTAGAAGAAGTAATGCAACTCTACCGAGTAATTCGAATTAGGGGTTGGACCTAGGATAAAAGTAAGTTCCGTCGCCTGATCTGATCTTGGGCCAAACAATGCATAGTAGGCGGGAAGCCCCGTGTCAGTAGGCAACGGATAAGACTCTCGAATGAAATTGACATCCTTGTTTAGGATGTACTCATAGCTACCATCACCCTTGATAACGGCTAGCGAATACACCGAAAGAAAATCATCTGGACAAGCCAGGTACTTATTTCCAGAAGTGGTTGTGCCAGTGACATTCTTACGCAGTGATGGGAACTGGATCGTATTGTAGATCCGTTGCTCAGCCTGCCTAATAAACGTCGGGATATTGGCAACAAACGACGTTTCCGTCGATTGGCAGTATTCCTGTATGGCTAGACTTAACTGGGAATAGTTCATTTCATTCTCAAGTTGTAGAAACTGTCACAGAGCCTACGTAGCCAGTCGCCAGCAAATCATTAGGCGTTAGTCCATTATCCCAAGCTCTGGCTCCCCCTACCGGATTCCATCCCCACTGGATGTCGCGACTACCGCCTGCCCCATTGGCTCCTACAAAGTAGTAGGTGTTATCTGGGCGAGGGTTGCGAATAGCCTGAGGATCTTCTACCGGGTACATCCCGAGTTGCAATTGAGGCTGGTCTGGGTCCCAACATTCCTCGCAAACCAATAAATTGACATTCTTGGTCTTGATGACTTCTTCTTTAAGTTCGCTGAGTTTGTATTCAAACCCGCAGCGATCACACATCGCAATTGCATGTCTACCGGAAGCGAAAGGTACCGGCATAAGATTAACTCGTCAGGAATGATTGTCTGGGGACAAACCTAACTGCAGATCGATCTCGATCTTCTTCCGAAGCCAATCCCCATGCCTCGTCATACATTGCCTTGAGCATCGGGATACGTGTCTCAGCCCCGGGCAGCTTTAATGACATATAGTAGGCTAGCCCTGCAACCAAGCAAGGCAGGAATCTAAATGGAATGTCTTGCGTATTAACACCATTTCCTGCATCTAACATACGGCGTAAACGCCAGTACACCAGAGTGTAGGTTTGGCTGCTATCTGGAACAGGCCACACTGTAAAGGTCGGGTATTGAACCACGCTGGCTGCACTCGTTGCGCCAGACTTACGATCAATGTAAACCTGGATAGGTCTTCCCTGCGCCGTCTTGTTTGGAATAGAGGCGTAAGTGCTGACCGAGATGCGACTAATATCAATATCAGTTTGATTACTGCCCGTTCCAGTACGGATTACATGCTCAATCAAATCAACAGTATCTACTGGAATATTGTAAGTCGCCGTACCTGGAGTAAGAACTTGAGTTCCCTGCTCTACGGTCCAAAGGTTGATACCGCGATTTGCCCATTCAGCAAACAAAAGATTCAAGCTACGTCGCGCCGTGCGAAGGTCGTAGCCTGATCTAAGTTCCGCCCCACAACGCTCGAAGGCTTCTTCGACAATAGCGTTAAGGTCTAGGTTAAATGTTGCCGTTGCGGTAGTAGCCACGTTTTAGCAACTCTTACCTTTCATCTTGCGCTTAACGGACTTTCCGTACTTATATCCGGTAACCATCTTGCCGCCCATCTTACGATTGACAACTTCCACAGGTCCCTTGCGGCCTTTCTTGGTTACCGCTCCCATACCACGACAGTCAAGCATTTGGTTATCTCCTATTAAGGGCGACCGTAGAACTTTCTACGGGCTTCTCGCATTTTCCGATCCATCTCGGCTTGCTCTACTTCAAGCATCGCTTGCCGCTCTTTCTCGGTGTACTTTGGCGCGCTTTCAATATCTCGGCGCGCATTACGCATAAAGGCTCCCGTCTTGCGCGGATCTTCCATTCCACTACCAAAACGACGCTCTACCGAATCGTCATACATCGTAACTCCCTTGCCGCCATACTTTCTCTGCATGGCACCACGGGCTTCTGATAGGGCAATGGCAATGGCTTGATCACGGCTCTTTACCTTTTGGCCAGAACCAGACTTGAGCTTGCCACGTTTGAACTCACCCATAACCTTTTTAACCTTGCTCTTCGTTTTGGGCGAAGCGGGGGCTTTCATGACTTCTTGTTTCATATTAGCTCTGTTCATGAGAACTTACTTTTTACGGAATCTAGAACCACCTGGAGGCGCTGCTTTGCTGCCGCCAGGACCCGCCCAAAGAACTTTCCTTGCCCAGTAATTCGCGGAGAAAGGGTCACTGGCGGTACTGCGTCCACCTTTGCCTTTGATCCCCGCGCTACGCGCGAGGTAATTTTTCCGCGCTTCCGGCGAGTAGTTGTGGCCATATCCTCTCCTCCCAAACCGAACAAGTTTTACTTTATCGCCCTTTTTAGCCAGTACAACCTTTTTATGGGTGTCACCGGAAGGCGCATCTTTAGGTTTATTAAATCCTGAAAACTTTTCACCGCGATACTCAATACCGCCCGAAGGAAGTTTCTTAACGCCTTTGATCATTAGGTGTACTTCTTGCTCAGGTAAAGAATGATCGTATAACGATCGCCTGCGGCTGCGCCAACGGTCGTGAATAACACATCTCCCGTTTTGCCTGCTCCCGCGTTATTCCACAGTCCACCGATGTCATCAAACTTATATTCATAAAACTGATCTGGGCCTAACGTCATTGTTACCACATCTGCCGTGGCATCCCATAGGATGTCAACACCCATGCCTACCGTCGAAGCATAAATGCGGTCAATAGATACTGTGCTGCATACTTTGCCTGCAGGAGCAGACAAGGCAGACACATCAACTTTAACCACGCCAGTTTCACCAGTACTGTCACTGATGTTTGTAAATTTCATGATAGCAACGCGATCACCATCAATCAGCGTTTGGCTTGCAACTGCATCTGCCATGTTTATCTCCGAAAGGCAGCGGGAGGAACCCCTCCCGCATCCTTGTTAGTGATTAAAAAATTAAGCGATGGTGACGCCATGCGATCCAATGATCGCCCAGCCTGCGGATGTATAAATCAGCATTACACTATCGCCAACATTGGTGAACGTAACCGTGCTAAAGCCAATCTTCGTAGTTGGAGTCAGCACCGCCGAACCACCGTCAACCGCGTGGACAATAACCTTAATCTCACCAACCGAACCGTTAGCAAGAGTCAAAGCCTGGGACGCGCCGGTCGTCGTAAGCGACGTGAACGCATTCGTGATGTCTACAGCGCCAGCGCCAGAAAGCGACTGACGACTAAGAACAACATCAGAACCAAACGAAGAATTTACGGTGACAGCGCCAGTGGTGCTGTTGACAGAAATGCTCTGGAATCCATTTTCCGACCGAACCGGGCCGTTAAAAGTTGTGTTAGCCATTTAATCTTTCCTCACATGCGAGTTACCCATATCCGTCTGCATGCTGTCAGCCTAGTCTGTCTGATATGGGAAATGAACCTAGGATAAATAAAAAGAAGAGGGGGCCTTGCGACCCCCTCCTGTTTGCTTCTTACGAAGCGCCGGGCGATCCGAAGATGCCAAGCGGATCAGACACGCCGAACGAATAACGCTCACGGGCCTTATACCGCACATTCCCGGTATCGAAATCTCCGTCCATGCTCGTCTCAAGAGGCGCACGAACAAAGTGTTTCATACCATTCGGAACGTCGGTCATCAGGAACCAAGCGTTCGTGTCAGTCAAGTAGTGGTTCACAGAGAACCCTTCAGGAATGACACCCATCGACTTCAGGGCGTTGATGTCGTTGTCAGCGGTCGCCGGACGGAGTTCCGTCGCGAGGATACGCTGAGCCACGAACATCAGATCAGGCGGAACGATGAGCTTGCGAGGACGGGCAGCGATCAGCAGCCCACGCTCGTCAGTCCAATCCGCAATCTGAATGACCGCCGCTTCAAGCGAGGTTTCGTTCAGGTCAACACCCACCGTCGGACGGTTTGAGTTGACGCCACCCGACACCAGGGGGTGCGAGGTGCTGAACAGCGAAACGCCGTCACCAGACTCATAAGCACCGAAACCCGCATTAAGCGGATACGCAGCCTTAACTTGTTTGGTGTAAGCCATTGCACGAGCGAGAGCCTTGGTGTAACGCGAGGAAAGCGAGTCATAGAGGTTGTCCTCCATGGCTTCTTCCGTAATCGCAAAACCCATTGCAATCGTTTCGTGGTTATAACGAGCCGTGAACGACTCCTGGGCGTTGTCGTAAGAGATCGCAGAACCTTCATTCTTGACCGGCGCAGCGCCGAATCCCGAAAGTTTTACTTCCTCTTCAAACGAACGCTCAGAGTTCTCCGTCTCGTAGATCTCCGCATGTTCGTCTTCGTACTTCTTGTACTCAAGGCCGAACAGGGCGTTAAGGCCCGGAAGGAGTTCCTTGAGCAACTGTGCGCGTGAAATTGCCATTGCTAGTTACTCCTATTAAACGCCAGTCGTGGTGGTCAACTGATGATTGTTAAACTTAACAATCACATCAGTAAACGCATCACCGACCGCGCTGCTTGGGCCATCCACAAACGCAACAATACGCAACGGAAGCGTATTAGTCGTGTTAATGGTTGAACCGTCCAAAGCGTTCTTGCTGTTACCGATAGCGGTAGAGCCAGCCGTTTGAACGATAGCCGCATTGTTACCAAGAGCCGTCTGAGCGAGAGTATCGTCAGACTGGATCTGAAATACCGCCCACGGATCATCAACAACGTAGGCGAACGCATCGGAAGCTACAGTGCCGGTCGGCCAGTACTGAGCAAACGTGAGTTCCTTCGTCGTCGGGTTCGTGTAACGGCAACCGACAAAAACGCCAATCGGGGTCAAAGTGGTCGTTCCGGTGTCTTTTTCAACAACACCGTCAGAAACAATTTTTACAACGTCACCGTAGAAAATGTTAGCAGCATAGCCGCTAGCAATCTTGTAGCTGTTGAAAGCGTTGTTATCTGGACGACCACCAAGAACGCCGACAGGCCGCATCCCATAAGGGGTTGCAGTGCTTGACATACTTGATACTCCTATAAGTTAAAAGGCGGTCGTCAAGGGAAATCCTTAACTTCCGCTACCAAACGTAACTCTCGTCTTACGATCTGGCTTCAGCATTGGCATACGTGGATCGCTTTCGCGAAGGTAATTGTTGTCAATAGAGTTGACCTGTTGCTCTGCCTTCTGTTCATAAAACTTTTGGCGAGCTTGGGACTTTTCTACCGGCATCTTGCAAAGCAAGAGTCCGCCGACTTCAATACCACCACGCTTGGCCCACTCAGAATTATGATCGGACATGATCATTAACTCTGGGTGATCCTCCGCTCTTACCGGTTCCCACCCTTCTCTAAGGCGCATGGACGCATTCTTATTGTCTGCGTTACCAAGTGAGGAAGTCCGAACCCATCTAAATACCCAGCCATCCTGGGGAAGAGGATCGGGGAGAACCGAAGGCGGTTTCCAATTTTGAGTCCGAGTTTCATCGGCACGAGTGTCTATTTCGCGAGGTTTGCGCACATTAGCCATTGCCCATCTCCTTCATTAATTGCGAGGCATACTGTTGGGGAGTTAATCCAAGTCGCTTGGCGAGGGCAACTTGAGTGGCCGTCAACTGCACTTTGCGCGGGGCTGACCCAGCCATTCTTTTGGCTGGAGCCACGACGGGTACTCTTCGCGGAGTCGCAGTGCGCACTGGCTTAGCTTCAACCTCTTCGGTATCCACTTCATCCAGTGCATCATCCTCCGCAAAGCGGTCAGGAAATACCTGACGTATTCGCTTGTTGATTGTCTCGTAGTATTCATCTGACGAGGCAAAATCATTTCCTTTTTCGCCAATTAACCGCTGATGAATGCCATAAGCAAGGCTAGTCATCTCGGGATCTTTACCAAACCAAGGATTCTCTGCTTGCCATTTAGCTGCCTTTGCATCAGGCTTCGGAGCCGCTTGAGCAGCCTGCTTAAGGTAATCCTGTTGAGGAACTTGAGCAGCCGCTTCCGCTTTAGCAGCCTGCAACTGCCTTGCCATTTGGTTGGCGTAGGCAGGAGCGGATGCTTCAGCCAGTTGCGCTTGGGTCAGTTTCTGCTGAGCCTTGACGATCGCATCGGTATCACCAGATTCATGCGCGCGCCGAAATTCATTCTCGGCAATCTGAGAAATAGCCTTGGCTCTTTCTGTTACCTGTTGCTGAATAAGCTTTTGGTTTTCAGAAATCAGACCAGTTAGGCGTTTATTTTCTTCCTGAATACGCTGAGCGTAGGTGATTGCTTCATCACGAAGCCTTGCCGCTTCTTCTCGATGTCGGCGTTCCTCATGGAACTCATACTTCAGCTTATCGATACGCTTCTTAACTCGCGTACTGTAGTTCTCAACTTCGGAATCGCTATCGGATTCTTCTTTGGCGTTTACCGACTCTGATTTCTTCGGTTTACGGTCTTCCGATTTTCGAGGATCAATGACCTCAATGCTGAATTCCTCACCTTCTGCAGATTGTTCTCCTGCTTTGGGAAGGATTTGGGTTTTAATCCCGAAGAATTTGGTTTCTTCAGAGGTTCCGACGCTAGATTCGCTGGCATCGGAGTCTGCCACTGAGTTTTCAATCTCATTGTCTTGTTCGCTCATACTCGCTCAACGCCTCTTGGATCATCAATTACCGCTTCTACGGTGTCATCGTTGATCAGTCGGAACTCTTTTCCGTGAATTTTCACTCGAGTTCCGCTATATGCCCGAAACACCACCCAGTCTCCCTCCCCGCAGTAGGGGCCATTCGGGAATCGCTTTTCATCTTTGTAGGCATCGGGTCCTAGTTTGAGGACAAATCCCACAATGGTCGCGACGGATTCGTTTCGGATCGTTTCAGAGGATTTAAGGATGCCGCCTTCAGTCTTCTCGTCCACTTCCGGTAGCGCAATAAGGAGCTTGAACCCCTTTGGCTCAGGTAGTTGAGAAGGCTTTTTAGCAGCCTTTTCCGTTTCCGCTGCAGGCAGCGGGTTCACTAGTGCAATGGTTGTCATTTAGACCTCATTGTGTGCGCGGATTTCCGCGAGTGCTTGTAGATATCTACAAGATATCTACAAGATATCTACAAGATATCTACAGGTTAGTACAGGTATTTACCTATTTTCAAGTTTTTCTTTCAGGTCAAGCAATTCACGCTCAGCGAGGGCCAATCCTTCGATGACCCCACAGAGTCGCTTGTACTCGGCAAAGTCGCTACAGGAGCCTGTGGCGACGTTATCAGCGTACTCATTCATGACCCGTCGGATGTTCTCTCTCAAATAGGCTAAAGCCTGGTCTTCATGCATCAGAGCCAAGGGTTACTCCCTGCGGTTTCTAGCCGCCTGAAAGCCAATGTCGACCCCCTTCTGAAGTTCTTGCGAGTCGATCTTTGCCTGCTCAATCTGGGCATCAATGGCGGTATCCAGAATACGTTGCTGGACCGCTTGCTGAGCCATTCTCTCTTGGGCATTGATTCGCTCGATCTCGATGGCATCCTTTGCCCTGGACTTCTGAGCGTCCAGCTGAAGTTTTGCCATATCCACTTGCATCTTGTTTTGCGCTTGCATGGCGCGAATCTGCAATTCTTTCTCTTTCTGTTGAACGATGGGATCTTGCATCGCAGCCATGTTTTTCTGAGCCTGCATTTCTGCCGTTTCCTTGTTGAGGACTTGAGTCGATGCGGCAGCAATCAAGCCGCTAATGCGCTTCTCGATATCCTTTGGCAGGATCTCCTTATCGGGCGGAAGCGGAATACCCATCTCTTGCTCAACCCTCTGCCTGTACTGAAAGGCGATGTGTTCGCGAATATGCGCATCCATCGCAGCAGAAATGGCAGGGAACATCGGGGTTTTCTCAAGCCCCATAAATGCAGGACTTTGCATAAAGGTCATATGCGCGGTGATGTGCGCGTCATGATCTTGGTAGCTAAACGCCTTAATCGGTTTAAGGTTAATGGCGTTCATGTTTTCCTGAACTGGATCAGCCGGAGTTTCACCATCATCAGGTTTAATAATCTCATCGACGTTTTTAACGCCCATGCTCTCAAGCATCTGGCGGTGGAGAACCTTCATGTCATAGATCTGCGGGGCAGATATCGATAACTGCAACGCTGCCTGGCTCTGCATAATACGTTGAGCCATGCTATTAGCATTAGGGTCACTGACCGGGATGACATCTACTCGATCATCAAAATCTTGCGATTTGACATCTTCCCCACCCGGGGTCTCATAGGGGTATACCGGTTCGTCGTAGTCGCGGATCACACCCGAGAGCAACTTGAGTTCTTGCCGAAGCGAGGCATGAAGTCTTGCTTGGATGGCACTCATCACTTTCATGGTGCGTTCCAAAATGGCAAGTGTCGTGCCGACTGGGGCTTCGGCGTTCATATCCGCAACCTTCATATCGGCCAAGGAAGCAAAGCGACGACCTTCCTCGACGATGTTATTCAGCAGCGTATAAAGCACTGCCGAGGGTTCCTTGTAAGGCAGGAACGTAATGTTGTCGCGGATGCTGCCTCCCGGGACATCGACATCGCGGAACTCACCTGGAGCAATTGGCGTGTCGTCGCCTTTAATGCGAAGACCTCTGGCTTTCAAGCCGCCCGGGAGATTTGATAGGGTTCCCGCATCGACCAACTGCCGAAGAATACTCGTTGCACTTTTTGCTAGTCCACCAATCAGATGGATCAAGCCGAAAGCATAGAAGCCCATTCCCGGGAGGTAGCGGTAATGAACAAAATGATCTCGCTTCTTTTTCTCTGGATCTTCTTCATTCCAGTTCTTGCGAATAGCGAGAACCTTGCGCGACCCTTTATCGACAGTCACGACATAGGGCAACGCGATACCCGTTGGCTCACCATCTTTCATGTCCTCGAACCCGGGCAGGTCGAGGTCAACCATCATCTCGATAAGGGTGTAACGGTTGTCGCTTTCATAACTTGCCGAGACTCCAGAGAGTTTATCTTCCTTTTCTCTGATCTGGCTGATGTCATCTTGCGGATCACCGAGATATACATCGCGATAGAACCCGCCTACCTGAAGCTTTCGGATATCGTTTTTCGCTTTACGCATCACATGCGAGACACGCTCTGCGGTTTCAAGATCGCTAACACCGTAGGAGACTACGAGGTCTTCAGCCGGGACAAACATTGAAACCGGACGTTTAAGCTGCGGGTCGTAATAGACTTTGCGGAAAGCACTGCCTGCCAAAGCCAGCGAGAACAACATCTTTTCGGTTTCAGATCGATACTCAGTCATCTTCTCGGTAAGAAGATAATTCATGTAATCCTGAACACGCAGAGCCTGTCGATCTTTATCTTGAGTCTGCTTGCCCACCACCACGACTCGAACGGGTCCCTGCGCGGGAAACATCTCAGTGATGGCTTGCGCTTGGAAGCGCACTACGGCTTCGGTTAAGAGAGGGTGGAATACTCCGCAGGCCCCCGGCCAGGGTTCAGTTCGATCTTCAATTTTAAGTCCCAGGAGATCAAGCCCTTTGATGTAGGTTTGCTCCCAGTCTTTTCTGGAGTTCTTGTCGGCTTCGTAGTACCCAACGAGTTCATTGGCAAGGCTTTCAAGTTCTGACTCATCGATGACTTCGGCAAGGTTTGCATAGTGATCCCCCGAGTCGGCATCCGACTCACCACCGCCCATATCAATCTCAACACTGCCATCTTCGTTGATGGTCATTGCCGGGGCTTCATCGCCCATGGCAATTACCTCGATCTCAAGCTCTGCGGCTTGAGCATCAGGGTCATCTGGAATGAGTGGAACCAGTGCCTTGTCGATGGCCAT